CGTTGAATGTTATGGTAACAGGTTGATATTCAATTTTACTCTGTACCAATCGCTTACGATTGTACTGATTCATTGTGTCAACTGATATTTGATAGCTGGGCAAGTCAACAGTTTTAACCGACAGACCAATACTGGCAGCATCGCCGTTGCCGACCATGGCCTGCAAGAATGGTATTGCTCCAGAATTTAAATTGAAGAATGTGTGGAAGTTGAACTTGAAGCGTGGCGCAAGTTCGTATCCATTTGTACGAAAGGTTTTACTGGCGTGGGTGTAATCTCTTAACCCGTTGTCGCCAATAAAACCTTTTAAAAAGTTTTGTCCAAAGCTCATTCAGTTACTTAGGCGCCTTGAGTGCCGCCCAAGCCGGTTACTGTGCCCAGTGTAGTACCAAGGATAGTGCCTGTTTCGCCAACACCACCGCCAACCACTTGGTTAGCATTGTCAAAGGTAATACTCAGTGCAATAGTCATTGCTTCACTGGTTGCGTAGTTAGCATCACCGTAGTTTACTTCTTTCAAGTAGCAGCCATACAGTTCCCAGGACTCCAACACTGTTGGGGCAACAGCACCGTTGCCACCGTCCAGTACTTCAAATTTGGTTGTGAATTTGTAATCTGCACCTGCAGCCGCTGATGCCATTTCAAAGAAGTCCAGTTGTTTCTGTAGTTGTGATCCAACCAGTTGTTGTACATTAGCGCCGGCATCGTCACGCAAATTACAACTTACATCACCCCATGAGTGCTTGCCAGCCATTTTAAGAGTGGAGTTATAAATTGGTAAATCAATATTTTCAAATGTCACTGTTGGGCGTGTAAAGTCAATGACCTGTTTGGTCATTTCGGTAACCGGACCACCTTGCACACCAAAATTTTCAAATATCACCCGAAAGCGATATTTTAATTTTGGCATTAATATGCCGGTACTACCTTGGCTTTGGTCACTTGCCAAGGGTACTGTCATTCTGTTTAACGATGCTGAAGCCATAATTTTTATCCTCTGTTACTGTTATTTATGTTATCTATGCGTGACTAAAAATAGGGACCAGGTCCCTATTTTATTAGCCGCCGGCAGCGATTTCTCCAGTGTTCTTGATACGAACCGGAATGTAGATAAACTCAACTGCTTTAACTGGCTCAATGGCAATATCAACATATAATTCGTTACGATCTATACGTGCAGGAGTGTTGTTTGATTGATCGCACACTACTAGATAGTCATAGATACCACGTTTAGCAACCAGGTCAATCATCAGGCCATCAATTGCATTCTTGATCTGATTACGAGTGATCTGATCGTTTGGCTCAAACAAGAACTGCTTGCCAATGATGTCCAAACGTCCACGAATAAATGCTACCAAACGTGCCACGTTGATGCGGTCCAGTGCTGTGGTAGTACTTGTGGTTGTTTTGTTACCAAAGTTAGTTATACCAATGCCAGGAATAAACGTGATTGGGTTGATTGCATTTTCATACAGCACATCACGCAGGCCTTGACGTACTCCCAGCGGTTGAAATTCACCTGTGGTAGAGTTGACATAACCAAGCTGTACAGCGTTGTCAATCACACCACGACGTGTTCCAGCTGGAGCAAACCAAGGAAATGATACTTCATCACTGCGAATAATTGTACGTATCATCATGTGACTTGGTGCTGTTACCACTGGACTGCCACTCAGGTCAGTTGTTTGGCAACTTGGATAGAATACACCCATGTACTGATTGCCCACTGTTAGGCCGTCACCTGTGTCTAGTCCTAGACCGTTGTTGTTACTGGCCCACAGCAAGATATCTTGTGGATCTAAACGTAGTGGTGTGTCACCGATAACAAAGCCTGTATTGTTGCGCTCATTGTTGAGTGCAATCATGTTGGGCATCAATTCTGGATAAGCTGGAGTTGCTATCAAGTTGAACTGACGCTGTTCTTCACGCACGTCTGTGTTTACATCAATGCCGGACTTCAATGCAGCCACAATCAAAGCACGTTGTGCTTGACGACCCATGTACGGAGCACCATTGGCTTTTAGGCCACTGGCTGTTACCCAGGCATTGGTCACTGCGGGCAGTGTGTCATCTGGGAATGTGTCAGCATTGAAGTAGTTGACCTGGAAACTCTTGACGTTAAACCCTGAACGGCGTGTGTTGAACAACAACATGCCTTGTGGATACAAGGTAGACTGTGGAGCATCTAGATCCAAATAATCACTTACTAACAAACTAGTAATAGTTGGGAACGGTGCTGTGATAGGATCTGTGTCACCGTTCGGTGCCCAACGTGCGTCAGCAAACAACACACCATTTTCTGTGGTTTGGTCAGTGTTGTCGATGGCCACCCACTGATCAACGCCGCTAACTGGTTGCCAGCGATATAACTTAGGATAGTTCTCTAAGTCACTTGTGTCTACCCATAAGTCACCGTACACCAGTGGTGATTCTGCTGTGTTGGTTTGTGTAGTAGGTGCAGTGGCACTGATAATTGGTCCTGCGGCATTTGTGTTGCTCAAATCGTAACCACGGATGTCGTTTGTGACATTCTGATAACCTTGCCATACACCGTTGTCTTGAATCATAATGTCAACCTGATCAGTTGCACTGTAGTACCATAAGCGACCATCTGCAGGATCTTGATCCGGTGCGGCTGCACTTGCTGTGTATGTGAAAGTAGGTGTGGTTACCCAGTTACTTAATGTCAAGCCAACAACTACACCAGCGGCATACTGATTTCTTACTCCACGAACTGTAGTATTAAATCCGGCTGTAGCAACTGGTGTACCGGTTAGTTCAAATAATGCTATTGTGCCGCCGGCGGCATGTGTAAACACCACAGCGCCTGCACTGTTGACAGTGGCACTGACATATGGAATATTGGCACTACTAACTGCGGCAATAAAATCTTCCACGGTAGTTCCTGCCAGCGTAGCTACTGCACCAGTAGTCGCAGCAGTACCGGGCTGAGTAGCAATAATTCTAAATTGGTTATCCAAAACAAATGGTCCGGGAGTAGTATCGTCTCCGGTAATTTCTGTAGCACCAGTGGCATATCTTTCAAGTATGACAAAACTTGATGTGTTGTTTTCTAATTGGTTTGCATGAGAGTATGTAGATCCGGCAGGAATATTTTTGCCGCCACCACTTGGGTCAGCTGCATACAACTCAGCACTTTCAGTAAGATATATTGGACAGGCCTGTGCAACAAATGTGCCTAGAACGGAACTGTATTTTTTAACGACCAGTTGGGCACCTTGATTTACATCAGAAATCTTTTGCCATACACTGCCAGTTGGTGCTGGTTGTGTTTGAGTTGAGCCCCAACGTGGAACTGTATAACTTGGGCTTACCTGGTAAGTAGGAGCAAAATACTCTCCTGCTGTGATACCTAATGTGGTCAATGTTGTGCCAGATATGGTGGCCAATGAAACGATACCAGTGTCGGCTGTGCTGCCATCGTTTGTGGCAGTGGAGTCAGCATAGATCGACAGTTTGCCGCCAATGGTGGCTGCGTACACGCCAGCAATGGCTGCATCGTTAATAGCATCAGCAATACCATCCACTGTGTTGTTGGGTGATGCAGGAACTGTAATTGTTACGTCATTGACAGAAAAAGTTTGTGCAGCAGTCAACGTGATTGGAGCCAATGTGCCTGACACAGTTGGCCAGGCAGTTTTCCATTCGTCGCTGCCAACCAATACCCAGGTATTGTACAAATCTGACAGTGCAGTAGCACTAGTCTGTGAGGATGTTGGTCCGCCGCGCTTGTAGTAGCCTGGATTGAATGTACTGGTTGCAGTGACAGCATAATCACCAATGCTGCCAACTGTTTGTAGCGGAACTGAAGTGCCAGTTTCTAACTGTGTGGTACTGGTGATCACAATAGGAGTTTGAACAGTAAAGATACCGGTTGTGATATTCCACTGGAAGATTCCCCACTCTGAGTTTGCAGTGTCTAACCAGTAAGTGTTGTTGTTTGGGGCACCTAGTGGTCGTGTCAATGATGCTGTTAGTTCTGTCAAGTCAATATCAACACGCTGAACATACGCACGGTTACTTACGCCAAGTGCAGAGTATGCTGCCAACAGGCCGTATTCGTTTAGTTCGTAACCGTTGATTGGTGTACCAGCAGTGGTCTTGTAGAAGAATGGATTGCCAAAAGTAGCGGCCAAATCTCGCTGACTGGTCATTAAATAAACACGGTTAGCATTTGCTGCCAATGTTCCTGGCGCAACGCCAACTCCAGCGGCACTGGTTTTGTTCTGTGCTGTTGCTATTAAAATGTATGGTACTGAATTGGTGGCTGCAGGGATATATTGACTCTCATCAATAATCGTTACTTCTACGCCTGGGGATACTAATGCCATGGTTAAATCCTTTTTCTAAGTTTTAATATTTAGCACCTATGCGCAAAAAACACGATCATTCAGCCCTTTGCAAAGGTTTTCCCGCTAAATACTCCATGCAAAGACCTTTATGCCCTGCCTGTAATCAAAGATCGTGTGCCATTAACTACTATCGCGATGGTGTGCCGCACTATAGAACACGCTGTGACCACTGCGTCAAGAAACAACGTCGAGTAAAGCCGCCACTGGCTCGTTGGAAATCCGCTGGCTATAAGAAAAAAGCCACGTGCGATAGATGTGGCTTTAAATCAAAATATTCTGCACAAACGTCAGTGTATCACGTGGATGGCAACTTACACAATACCAGTATTAACAATCTGAAAACAGTGTGTTTAAACTGCACAGTTGAGATCACGAAGTCCGACTTGCCCTGGCAGCCAGGCGACCTGGTGCCTGATCTATAACAGTCTGTATTTGCGTGTACAGTGAGTCAATGCTGGAGTTGTTGTACAGCACAAAATCAAAGTCAGTGCCGACCCACGCTGTTTCGCTGGCATGGATGCCTTCCGCCCGTAGCCAGGCCTGTGCTTTAGTATCGCCTTGATTGGCTTTGGCAGCAATTGCAGTCCAGTGCGGTTGTACGCCACGTTCAACACAGAGTATAATGCCGCCGGCAGCTCGCAAGGACCGGATTTCGTTGGGAAAACGACAGTCGCTGATTACAACATTGTCTCGGCTGTGGCGCAGTTTGTTTTCCAAACTGGCAATCCAAATATCATCGTGGAAACCAGTGCGACAAACTTCTGTGCCCCATAACTGTAGCATCAAGCGTGGGGTCAAGTCAGGCCGGTTCAATCGGTTAGCCCACCATGTATCCACTTGTTCGCGCCATTCTCGAGCTTGAGCTGTGCGTCCTTCCAGCAGGGTTCTGTCCCACCCAAACACCTGTGCCACTGCGTCTTTTAAACTGTTGGCAAAACTTTCACGTCTGTACTCGTGGAAATTTACCAAGTAATCTGCCACGGTATCTTTGCCCGACCCAATGAATCCACAGATGCCAATGATCATTTTAACTCCGTTACGTTGAGGTGCTTTAGTGTGCGTTGTAACATGCCAATTTGTCTACGGCAATCTTCTAACGCATGGTGAGTAGTGGGCGGGATAGGTTGGCTGGGCCATAAACTAAACACAGTTCTTGAGTCACGAACCATGTAGTACTGCCACGGCAGGGGCTTATTGTAACTTTTATAAGCATGTTCAAGTATGTTCATGTCATAGGTTGGGCCTTGCGCCCAGACACGATTACTATGCCAAATTAGTTTACCTAACTCGTCTAGTGCTTGGTCCAACGGAATTCGATCGTCTTCGTTAAATGCTTCATCACGCACCACAGCAGGTTGAGTTGCCCACCAGTCAATTGTGCCTTGTTGGATGCTACGATTTTCCTGGCTTTCTAGTGTTACTCTAGCATAGTAAGACTTCTCGTGATGGCCCGTGCTAAACGGGTCAAAGCTCTGTGCCGCAATAGTTAGTATTGTGGTGTCAGGGCCTGTTCCCAAACCTTCTAAGTCAATCATTAAATCTGCCATGTGTTATTATAACACACCACAGCGTAATATGCAACAGATGTTTAGCCGATTACCCAACTCAATGGTTGTGAACCATCCACATAGTTTTTAAGATCAACTAGCAGTGCCTCCATCTGTGCCGTGGCTTCAGATTTCATTGCGGCACCGTTTAAGGTTCCGCCGCCCTGTGGACCAGCAATGGTGCCAAATTTCTCACGTGCTTCGCCGATGATCATTTTGCAGTTGGCCACCATGTAGTCACGGATCCATTGGCTGATTTGAAAGTCACTCAGCAGGTTAAACTCGGGTTTCAAATTGTATGTCCAAAGTAACACATTCTCGCCAGTGCCTTTTGGGTCACGGATAATCTGCAATTTCTTGGTAACAGGATTCCAGGTGTAGTTCATGTAGCCGCCAAACATACGTGCGGCCAGTTCAACATACTGGCTGTAGAAGTCGTAAGTGGCTAGGCCGCCGGCCACGTTGAAGTTCATTAGATAAACGTTGACCGAAGCTTGAGAAAACGGATCAAAGTTTGACGAAAACGGACCAGCTGAATCGCCAAATGTTCTACGGAAAATCTGACGAACCTGTATGGTTTCTTGCGGCAAGGTATAGATGTTTACGTCCCGGACCAACTCCATAAAGGTATAACTTTCTTCATACGCACCCTGAGCACGTTGACGATACACACCAATTGTTTTTTGATAGGCAGCTTCGTAATGCTCTGCATCCAGTTCAATATCAATGATCTGTGAAGCCAGTTGTAACTGCACATATTCAATGAGATTTTGTTTCAGTGTGTCAAGACTTGATTGTTCTTCAATTGCCATGGTATAGAGCTCCGTTCCCCCTTATTTACCACGATTTTAAGATGACCAGGCTCTCTGTGCCACGTCCGTTAAATGCAGTTTCTGTGGTGGTCAAGTCCTTGTAGATCTTCCTTGCGGCAGGTTTGCCGGCGGCACCCAAGGCTTTCAACACATCTGCAGGTTTACGTACAGTTTTTTGCTGGCTCTCTACTGTGCTGTACCCAATAATTGAGTTTGACTTTACAGTAAATGCCTGTGTGTGGCTGTCTGCAACAAGATGGATTAGTTTGCGCTTTTTAGTATCATACAACCAGGCTTCTGCTTTGTCCACTAAACTTGCGGCAGGCAAGCCTTTGAGTTTGAGTTCTGCAAACTCCACAATGTGTTTGAACTTGGCGGCACGTTTCTCCGGTGGCACTGCCCGAACTGCACGAGGCTTGCGTTCCACTTTCTTGATCTGCACATACGCACCACAGTCTGAAATCACCAGCTCACAGAACTTTACGCAATTCCGTAACTGTACCTTGCTCAAGAAACTGTAGCCCTGCACCAGGTCAGCATCTTTGCCAGCCACTGCCGTATCAAATTCCTCTAACTTGCGTGTCCAAATTTGTTTAATATCGTTTACCATTTGTGGAGCAATGTTCATTGACCGCAGTAACACCACAGGCTTGTAATCTGCTGTGAGTTTGGCGCCACTTGTGACAAACTCGTCAAACAACCCGTCTAATTCGCCTGCGCATTCTGACACCTTTTCACGCAGTCGGTCCTGGATTGTGATTCGTGGCACAGCGTCATCCACTGCTGTTTCTACTGTGACTTCGTCCTGTTTGGATTCTAATATATCTTTAAGCAGGTTATCCAGTTTGATCTGCTCCGGATCTGTGAGTTCCAGGCCTACCTGGCTCATGCGACACAGCCAGCCTGTGGTCAGACGAATTGAACTGTCTGGAATTTGTTTAAGAGTGCGTACATCGTTTTTACGGCCGTGTGCTTCCAAATAGTTCACAATCATCTCACGTGCGTCTTTTTTACCGTAAAAGTAATTGTACCAACTGAACGCTTGACTAAGCGCACTGATGCGACCTTCTACAGGTTGGGTTTTCCAAGTGGGTTCCATGCCCATGGCATTGGTATCTGCACTGCGAGGGTTTAGCGGTTTAACGGGTTTGGTTGTGATCATAATATTCCTTACTTAGTGTTGGGCAAGTGTTTTACAGCATCAAAAAGTTTAGCGGCACGAACAACGTCAAAATTTTTGTGCTTGTACATCCAGGCTTTTTTGCGTTCTGCTGTTTCCAGTGCTTCTGCCAGTTTCCATTTAGTGTCAAAGTCTGCAGACATTATTATACGGCTCATGTCCACAATGTCCAGTGCGTACTCCACCCATTTTTCCGTAGCTTTTACCTTGTAATAGGAAGAATAAAAAGGCTTGCCTTTTGGACCTGTGTATTTTGCAACAAAGTTTGCGGCTTTCATAACATACTCCTAGAGTGGTTAAGTGTGTATTATAGCAAAGATCCAGTTAAGTGTCAATCTTTCCCAAAAGTGTTGTTTTTAGAACACAGTGTTGCAAATTGGGATAGTCCAGCCACCATAAATAACGTATGCCAAGACTTAGCCTATACCGTCCCAATCGCACTGCTGACTACCAGTTTCTGGACAGAACCATTGCAGAAATGTACACTGTAGGTGGCCTCGACATATACATCCACAAGTACATGGGTCCAGCCACAGGCGACCCTGGTGACGCAGATGCTACGCTTCCCGTTTACGACACTTCAAATCCGTTATTCATTGAAGATTTGTTGTTGCTAGAAAACCGTGATCGTCAGTACGATCCAGATGTGTATATACAACGCGGTGTGTACCGGGTGGCTGACGTTGACTTTGATCTTACCCAATTTGGCCTGTTCCTAAACAACGACACTTTATTCATCACATTTCATTACAATGACATGATTGACACCATTGGGCGCAAACTCATGTCAGGTGATGTGATAGAAATTCCCAACCTAAAAGATTATCATCCCTTGGATAAAAGTCTAGCCAAAGCATTGCCTCGCTGGTATGTTATTCAGGATGCATCTTTTGCAGGAGAAGGGTTCAGCCAAACTTGGCTGCCGCACCTGTGGCGGGTCAAAGCCACACCAATGGTCAATGCTCAAGAATACAACAGCATTACCAAACAGGCATTTGAACCCAACAACATCTGGGATCCCGGCAACTATTATCCAGCTGGCACTATTGTCAACAACGGCGACAAGTATTACACTGCCAACACCAATGTTCCGCCTGGCACAGACATAACCAATACCACCTACTGGACAGAAAAGACTCCAGATACTATTGCAGGAAAAACTTCTACTCGCACCAAAGATCTAGAGTTAAACGATGCAATTTTAGTACAAGCAGATGTAGAAGTTCCGTTGACTGGGTACGATACAGTAAAGTTTTATATTCTACCCACTGCAGAGGATGGACAACCTGCACAATCAGGCCTGACAGCAGACCAAACACCGCCCACAGTAGATGGCACACAAGGCGGCGAAGGTACTACACCACGTTCAGATGGCTACACCATTGGCTATTTGACCGGTGACGGCATTGCTCCTAACGGATTGCCTGTGACTGCAGGTGTTAGTTTCCCAGCTGGCCCAGCAGTTGGCAACTATGCCTTACGGTTGGATTACTTTCCAAATCGCCTGTTCCGCTACAATGGCACAACATGGGTCAAGATCGAAGACAGTGTTCGTATTAAACCGGTGTTTGAGTCCGAAGGGCCGGCAGCTTCACAACGAGCCAGTTTTGTCAACAACAGAAACACAGTGCAGACCACTGATCGTGGTGCTATTCCAAGTCGCCAGAGTCTCAGCGAGATACTCAAGCCCAATGCAGACAATGGTGGTTAAACAACAATGACAACACAAAATTCAGCCGCAAACCCAATGTTTTTTTACGACGAACAGATACGTCGTTTTCTGTTGCAGTTCACCCGTATCTTTTCAAACTTTCAAGTAGAATACGGACGCAACGAAGAAGGCACAGCACACACACTAGTACGTGTGCCCATACGTTACGGTGATTCCAGCAGACAAGTGCAGACCATCATGCAGAACAATTCGGCCAGTTTTATGACTTCTGTTCCAATGATGAGTTTTTATATTTCTGGGTTTGATTATGATCGTCCACGTATGCAAGAGCCATACTATGTGAGCAACATTGCTGTGCGTCAACGCACCTACGATGATGTCACTGACACATACGAAACCACACAGGGTAATGCGTTTAGCATTGAACGATTGATGCCTGTTCCTTATAAGTTAACGCTGAAGTTAGACCTATGGACCAGCAACACCAATCAAAAGATGCAGTTGTTGGAACAGATTGTGGTGTTGTTTAACCCGGCGCTAGAAATTCAAAGCACAGACAACTATCTTGACTGGACCAGTTTAAGCATTGTGGAGTTAGAATCAACACAGTGGACTAGCCGTAGTGTTCCAGTTGGCACAGACGATCCCATTGACATTTGCACCATGACATTTACCCTGCCAATCTGGATCAGTAGCCCGGCCAAGGTCAAGAAACTAGGTGTGGTTGAACGTATCATTGCCAACATATATGACGCCAACGGAGATGCTTCAAACGCTGTGTTGGACAACGACTTATTGCTGGGCACACGTATAGTAATTACACCTTGGGATTACCAAACATTGTTAATTGGTAATAAGTTACAGGCCCTGCGTCCCAATGCTGTGATTGACGAGCCCAATGCCAGTTTGACACCACCAGACTCACCACCAAGTAACTTGTTATGGACAGCATTGGTTGGCGCTTACGGAGTACTGCGTCCGGGCATCAGTCAGATCTTTTTAGAGCAACCTGACGGCACTGAAGTTGCCGGAACCATTGCTTATGATCCCTCCGATGACCGATTTATGCTGTATACTATAGATGAAGACACTGTTCCACAAAATACCTTGTCACCTGTACGGTCAGTTATTGATCCGTTGCGCAGTGGGCCAAACGAAGGATTACCTGTGCCTGCTGAAGGTCAGCGGTATTTGTTAACTGAAGACACTGGCAGTGACAATGGCTATGCTGTGGCCTGGCAAGGAACACTAGGACAACCGCTGATTGCTAAACGCAACGACATCATTGAATACCTAGATGGTCGCTGGCAAGTGGTTTTCGAAAATAATTCTAGCCCCGACAACTTACAATACGTAACTAATATAACAACTGGAATTCAATACAAATGGACAGGAACAACTTGGGTCAAGAGCTATCAAGGACTATATCCCGGAGGCCAATGGAGAATAGTACTGTGACCGCTGTGGGCGTTTGGTTCTACAGCGTAAGTACACAACGGTATCTGTACCTGTTGCGCAACGACTCACGTCATCCAGACTCCTGGGGACTGCCCGGTGGCAAGTTTGAGTTAGGCGAAACACTGATCGAAGCAATGACCCGCGAGTGTACGGAAGAACTGGGACACATGCCCGAGTATTTGCGACTGGTTCCCATAGAAAAATTCACCAGTGCCGACGGCGGGTTTGCTTATCACACATTTTTTTGCAGTGTGGCCCGGGAATTTGTGCCGGTACTGAATGATGAACACATTGGCTGGGCCTGGATAGCATCTGGAACATGGCCAAGACCCATGCACCCTGGACTATGGTCAACTGTGAACTTTGATGCTGTGCGTGACAAAATGGCCACTGTGGAACACAGTGTTCAGATGTCGCAGTGACTTATAAAAGAACGATAGTTCAAACAGTTGACATTGGCGTTCATACGCCATGTTTTGGGCACATTAGACTCTTCACCAATAAATGTGAACTTGGTGGCCGGGTACGCCATCAGCACTCCGTTCACATGTGCAGACCATTCACTCACAGTGCCAGCTGTGTCATTGCTGTACCCTAGTGCATAAATTTCTTTGTGGCCGTCAAATGCTGCCATCCATAACACCAGAGCTTCTAAGGCCATGAGGGTGTTGTAAGGTATTAGATAAAAATCACCCGGATGCATCAAACAGGTTCTTGTGGTGGCATACACAATGTTATCAGTGACATATCCAGATTCAACAAGTTCTTTGAGAATATTCTTGTCAATGTCAACTGCAAAATTCAATCGCATTTCCTTGGCAACAGTACCTGTGCCGTATGTTTGTAACTTTTTTGAACTGAGCAGGCCACCTTTATGGCGTTGTAGTCTGGTATAGTCAAATTGATCTCTGTGTACGTTGCTGCCAATACAGGCAGCACGTCCACTGATGTGTTGATTATCAATTGGATTAGCTACCCATTCTCTATTCTGTGTTTTTTTGCCGCCACTCCATCGACTTTCTGTAATTACAAATTCACCTTCGTAGTCTGCTCTGTATCGTTCTTGTATCATAAACGACCAACTGCTACTTCAATGGTTAACACATCGGTGGAGTTAATTATTTCCAATGATTTTCCAACCACACATCCAGGTTCAAATTTTTCTTTGTCAAGTGCCATGGCTGTTCCTAGAATGTCTCCCGTTACCAACACAGTTCCTTTGTTTACAGGCCCTTGTACTCGACAAGGTACACGACCAGTCAATGCCACAGGCAATATCCATTCTCCTGACTGTCCAGCATTCATTAAATAACTTGGGTGTGTGGATATAATACCTGCTACAGCAGTGTTGTGACTGTTATTGGTAA